CCTATCAAAATAAGTTTGCTTCCTTCGATGCTTTGTCACATGGCGACAGCTTTGGGTATGTAGCACAGCTAGTAGGCTACGCTACCGCTGCAGGTAAAGATGTTGGTGGTTGGTGGGTAGTCAACAAAGGTAATGGCGAGTTCAAGTACGTTGATGCATCTGAAGTAGACAAGGATGCAGTACTACAAGACATTCAAAGCCTAGTAGATTACCTTGACAATGATGAACCCTTTGAGCGCTGCTTTGAGCCAGTGCCTGAGACATACTACAAAAAGCCAAGCGGTAACCTCGTGCTACCCAGCGCATGTAAGTTTTGTAGTTTCAAACACAAGTGTCACCCGACACTACAATCACTACCTTCACGGGTATCTAAAGCAACAACCCCACCAGAAGTGGACTACGTATTTATAGGAGATGGCAGTGCCTAAGCTAACTATCAATGCACAAGACTATTACACTGATGACTTCAATGAGGATCAGATGCAGATGTATAATGAGATCAACCTAGCTCATCAAGAGATAGGCCGTATGGATTACTTGATGCGTGTACTAGATGCACGTTGTAAGCAGCTAGGAGATATGATTGTGCAGATCGCAGAGACACCTTCAGAATATCAAGAGAATGATGGCGACTAAACGTAGACATCTTAAACGTACTTATCGCAGTGGTCTTGAAGAAGAGGCCGCTGCTTTTCTTAAGTCTAGGCAAAAGAAAGTTGAGTACGAGAAGCTTAAGATTGAATGGGAAGATCTTAAGTACCGCACCTATACGCCTGACTTTGAGTTAGACAACGGTATCATAGTAGAAACAAAGGGTATCTTTAGTGCTGCAGATAGGCGCAAGCACGTTGAGATACAGCGACAACACCCCACCCTAGACATTCGCTTTGTATTTAGTAACGCTAACGCTAAGCTTTACAAGGGGGCTAAGTCTAGGTATTGTGATTGGTGTGAGCAGAAAGGTTTCAAGTGGGCGCATCGTGTCATACCTGAAGGTTGGTTACTTGAGAAAGGTAATCGCTCAAAAGAACAAAGACTCAAAGTCAAAAGGAGAGTGTGATGAAATTAGATCCAGGGCAAATAGCAATAGTGTTTACACCTATTGTAGATGATCAGGGTTGGACTGGTAGTATACACACAGGGTTGTTGTTTGGTGATGAACAGGAACGTGAAGCAATGGCACACTCTATGGACATGGCTATTACTATGGCAGCAACAGAGAGATTCTTAGAGGACAACCCTGAGTTCTTAGATGAGTATGATTACTACAAAGAGCTTCTGTTAGAAGAGATGTTCCCTAAGCAATACCAGGCTACTGTAGAAGAGATAGAGAACGAGAACAAATACTCAAAAGAAGATAACATTATTAAGCTGCACAGATGGACAAAGACAGAGGGTAATGCATGAACATAGTAGTAGGACTAGATGGTAAGATGGAACACATTGATCCAGTAAACAAACCACAACACTATAATGCAGGTGGCATTGAAGCAATAGAAGCTATCTTAGCTGCAACTAATGAGCAAAGTGAAGGGTATCTACAAGGTAACATCATGAAGTATATATGGCGTTACCGTTACAAGAATGGCCTTGAAGATTTAGAGAAGGCTCAGTGGTATCTAAACAAACTCATTGAGGTATACAAAGAGAAACACAAATGAATAAGAAGTTTAGTGTTACATACCTTGTAGAGGTTGATGATGATAACAATATACTTTCTTCGTTTGAGGATAATCACGAGGAAGATATATATGATCTGATAACGAATGTCATGTATGATGTTGATGACATTAAGATAGAGAACTTAGTAGTGAAGGAAAGAGGATGATAAGTGAGAAGGACTTAGAAAGCATGGGTTACTACGATATGTTTCCAGATGCTGACCCTGTTAATTGGGCAGATTTCTATTCAGGGTGGGTAGAAAAGAAGATACTTACTAAAGGGCAAGAGCGTTTGTACGAGAACACACTTGGCCTTGTTGGTGAGGCAGGTGAAGTGGCAGAGAAGATGAAGAAGCTAGTACGTGACAGTAGCCGCTTTTCTAATGAAGAGATTATGAAAGAGCTTGGTGATGTGGTATTCTATGCCACTGCACTAGCAAACATCTATGGACGTGGGCTGCAGGAAGTGTTAGAGCTTAACATCCAGAAGCTAGACGACAGACAGAAACGAAACAAACTAAGAGGAAGCGGAGACAACAGATGAAGATTAGGCGTTTTTACTTTACAAAAGAAAGTGAATGGTCTCGAAATGTCCGTAGAGATGACAAGGATGGGCCTTGGTGTCGTTATGAAGATGTAGAGAAACTACTGGAACGCATCGAAGAACTGGAAAAAGGAAAAACAGATGAATAACTATTTACCAACAGACTACCAGTCATTCATTCACAAGTCACGCTATGCCAAATACTTCGATGGTAAAGGGCGTGAGAATTGGGATGAAACAGTAGAGCGTTACATGGATAACGTTGTGCGTCCAGCAGCAGGTGACGACTCATACATTAATCAGATTCGTGATGCTATCCTAAGCCTAGACATCATGCCATCTATGAGAGCTATGATGACTGCTGGCCCAGCGCTTGAGCGTGACAACACAGCAGGTTACAACTGTTCATATCTACCCGTAGATGACCCTAAGAGCTTCGACGAAGCGATGTATATCCTCTTGTGTGGTACTGGAGTCGGCTTCTCTGTTGAAAGACAGTACATATCTAAGCTCCCCGAAGTGCCTACGCTCTACGACAGTGAAACTACCGTCATGGTTAGGGATAGTAAAGAAGGTTGGGCTAAGGCTTTCCGTCAAGTTCTTGCTCTCCTGTGGGCTGGTGAGATTCCTAAGTGGAACGTAGAAAAGGTTCGTCCTGCAGGTGCCAGGCTAAAAACATTTGGTGGACGCGCGTCAGGCCCAGCGCCCTTGGTTGAACTGTTTAACTTTGCTGTGTCTACATTTAAGAATGCACAGGGACGTAAGTTGTCTTCGCTAGAATGCCATGACCTTATGTGCTTCATTGGGCAGATCGTTGTGGTTGGTGGTGTACGCCGTTCAGCTATGATCTCATTGTCTAATCTAAGTGATGACCGTATGCGTCATGCTAAGTCAGGACAGTGGTGGGAAACTGCAGCACATCGTGCATTGGCTAACAACTCTGTAAGCTATACTGAGAAGCCTGACGTAGAGACATTCATGCGTGAGTGGACTGCTCTTGTAGAGTCTAAGTCTGGTGAGCGTGGGGTGTTCAACCGTGAAGCATCTAAGAAACAAGTGGCTAAGTTTGGTAGACGTAACCCTGAGTTCGACTTCGGGACGAACCCCTGCAGTGAGATCATACTCAGACCTTATCAATTCTGCAACCTTACGGAGTGCGTTGTCCGTGCTACAGATAATATTGAAGACCTTGAGCGTAAAGTTAAGTTGGCTACGATCCTTGGTACGATTCAGTCAAGCTTCACCAAGTTCCCGTATCTACGTAAGGTATGGCAGAAGAACACAGAGGAAGAGCGTCTACTAGGTGTGTCTCTTACAGGCATCATGGACAACCCACTACTAACAAGTAAGAACAGAGGATTGGAGAAAACTCTTGAACATCTTAGAAATGTTGCCGTGGATACTAATGCTGAGTGGGCTGAACGCCTTGGTATCCCTGTTTCTGCTGCTATCACTTGTGTCAAGCCCAGTGGCACTGTCTCCCAGCTTGTCGATAGCGCTAGCGGTATTCACGCCCGTCACTCTCATTATTACATTAGGACTGTTCGTGGTGACAATAAAGATCCTCTAACACAGATGATGATAGATCAAGGCATACCAAGTGAGCCTTGTGTATTCAAAGGAGACACCACTACAGTATTTAGTTTCCCTCAGAAGTCACCTGCAGGTGCTGTGACACGTAACGATATGACAGCTATTGAGCAGTTAGAGATGTGGCTAACGTATCAGCGTCACTGGTGTGAGCATAAACCTAGTGTGACTATCTCAGTGCGTGACCACGAGTGGCTAGAGGTGGGTGCATTCGTGTACAAATACTTTGATGAGATGTCAGGTGTGTCATTCTTGCCACACTCAGATCATACATATCAGCAGGCACCTTATCAGGACTGCACTAAGGAAGAGTACGAAGAGCTACTAGCTAAGATGCCAGCTAACGTAGACTGGACTAAGCTATCTGAGTATGAGCAAGAGGATAATACTGTAGCGATGCAGACAATGGCTTGCTCTGGTGACTCATGCGAAATCGTAGACCTCACCGCCTAGGTAAAACACCTTCACCCTGCATACGT